TTGGCGGCGGCATCGGCCCGCTCGAAGTTCTCCTTCTCGATCTCCCGGCGCCGGTCCGAGTAGCCGCTGATGAGTCCTTCGAGCCACGCCATGACCTAGTCCTCCCCCCATCCGGCTGCGGGTGGAGGCATCGTTCCGCCGAACCCCGGGACGATCGCGCCGATCCGGCTTGGCGTCCGGTTCGGGTTGTCGAAGCTGAGATCCATCGAGCCCCTGCCCCTGCCCCACTTGTCCAAGCCGATGCGGCCGATGTCGGCGACCAGGCCGCCGAGCTTCTCCCCGGCCTGCTGTCCCTGCTCTCGGCCGTACTGCCGGTTCCACGCACCCTGGTTGAGGAGCGCGTTGTAGATGTTGCCGGCCCCACCGGCGAGCCCGCCGCCCTGCTGGAGGAGCGTGCCGCCGAGGCCGGCGAGGGCTCCAGCCGCGCCAGGCTGGACGCCGGTGACGAGGCCCGCGAGCTGGCTGGCGCGCTGGCGGTTCAGCTCCCCGGCCGCGACATCACGGGCCGCCCCGCGCACCCCGAGCCGATCGAGGTCGCGTTCGGCGCCGCGGTAGACGTCGGTCGTCTGGGCAATCGAGGGGGCGACCGCCTGGGTCATCGCGGCGCGGTTGCCCGAGAGGAGCGACTGGTAGTAGTTGGCCGGCTGCGTGAGATACGGGCGGGCCTGCCCGATGAGCGAGGTACCGACCCCGCCGAGCGTGCCGGCAACGCCCTGGGCGCCCGCGAGGGCCTGCTGTTCTTCGGGCGTGCGCTGCATGGCCTGCTGCTGCGAGCGCTTGCCGAGGAGGCCGCCCGCCACGGCGCCCGCGACGTGCGGGATGGCCATCTTGAGGAGCGGAATCGCCGGTGCGAGAAAGCCCATCACTCACCTCCGAGACGTACGTTCGAGACCGGGACGAGAAAGAGCTGCCCTTGGCTCGGGACGAAGCCGAGATGCTGCAGGAAGGCGCCGCCGCGCGGCTGGTGGTCGTTCGAGACCACCGCGAACACCATCTGGACACCGGCCTCCTGGAGGACCGATTGACCCTCCCGCCAGAGGTCGGTGAGGAGCTGGTGGAAGAGGCGCGGCCGGGCGCGGTAGTCGGGCGCCACCCAGAGCGGTTCGAGGTGGACCGCCTCGAAGAGACAGACGAAGCCGACGATCGCCGAGTCGACCTCGGCGACGATGACGCGCCAGTGCGTCGGGTCGGGAAGGCCGTGGCTGGCGAACGGCTCAAAGGACGCCAGGCGCGGGAACTCCTCAGGTGGGAGCTGGCGGACGGTCGGGGAGGCGAGGAGGAGATCCGGCATCAGGCTATCGCCGAATCGGCGCCGCTCAGCGCCGTCCAGAAGGTCGCAATCTGCGAGAGGAGTGCCGGGTCAGTAGCCGTTGTGTGTGGTCCTGCATCCTCCAATGTCACGGTGCCAATCACATTTGGCCCACCAACAATCATCGGCGCCGCGCCGTTGGCTGCGCTCACAGGATTATTAATCACGGTGGTCGCATAATTCGTGCGTGCCTGATGTTGTGGCGTGATGAGCGGCTCGGCCTTGACCACTCGCGCCTGTTGCACCATGAGGTACTGAAGGCGAGTAAGAAAGTTCGGGTCTTTCGCGAGCAGCATTTGCAAGAATGACTCACTCATGGCCATGGGCGAGATCCTCCACACGGGTGGCCAGTTCCTGGACGGCGCGGACGAGCGGCGCGATGAACTCAGAGTAATTCATGCCGTAGCGGTCATCATGGGCTTCGACGAAGGCCCCTTCGGGTGCCACGCGGAGGATGTCCTGCGCGCCCAGGCCGTAGCGGATGCGCGAGGTGGCGGACTCGTCGGTCCAGCGGAAGGCGAAGGGGCGCAGCTGGCGGATGAAGTTGAGCCCGAGGGACTCGCCGAGAATGGTCTTCTCACGCAGGTCGGAGGTCTGGATGGTCCCGTTCACCGCGTAGAGCGCAATCCATCGATTCGAGCCTCCCCCAAAATTAAACCCGTTATCACTATTTGGCAGCACACTGCCACCACCGGCGAATACATACATATTGCCCGCAGCATATAACGCGAGGTCACTTGCTGAGCCTGTACTGAGCGCTGCCAGTCGTGACCCGACATAGCCGACGTTCCCGCCACTATAATTAATCGAGATGACCGCGCCCGACGTGTGGGTTCCCGTCAGCGCCAGTGGAGCCGAATTGGAACTATTGATGCCAATAGACCCGTCTGCACCTGCCACACTCAGTGCGACCGTGCCATCCGCTTTGTAGAAATAGATGAAACTGCCCGTGACGTTACCCGGCAGGATCTGCACATAACCCGGCGCCCCGCTCTCATTGCCAGCCACACGGATCCAGCCGCCGCGCGTTTGGCCCGACGTCCCTCCGCCTGCCAGATCGACGTACCCGGTATCGGAGCCGTCCACGGTATTGCGGCTGATCGCGGTGTTCCCGCTGAAATACAGATTGCCGCTGTGGACCGTGTCGTAGCTGAACGAGGTCACTCCGGACGTGCCATTGACGGTCAGCGCAGGCTGCAAGTCTCCGCGATACAGATAAATTTGACTGCCAGCCACATTTCCCGCCGAGATCTGCACATAACCCGGCGCCCCGCTCTCATTGCCAGCCACACGGATCCACCCACCGCGCGTGCCGCCAGACGCCCCTCCGCCTGCCAAGTCGAGATACCCGCTGTCGGAGCCGTCCGCCGTATTCCGCCGGATGGTCTGATTCGACTTGAAGATCAGATCGGCGCCCGTGGTCAGGCTCGCATCGACCGAGACGATCTGGTCGCTGCCGGCCGGCTCGTGCGTCGTGTGATGGATGGGCAGCGTCCCCACGATGGCACCGGAGGGCGGCGTCTCCCCCGGCACGGTCTGCGAGACCCCGCTCCCGGCATCGGCCGCGGAGCTGACCTCGTCGAGCGCCTGTTCCTGCGCGTTGGCCGTCGAGACGAGCGTGCGACTGGTGCCTTCGGCCGCCTGGAGGCGCGCTTCGAGGTCGAAGATCCGGTCCCAGAGGAGGCGGATCGTCTGCTGCGCACGCCAGTCGGTGATGCCGTCGACGTGCGGATACTGCCGCGAGAGGGTCGGGACGGAGGAGGCTTTCACAGGGCTCATGCGGATTCTCCCGGGGCGACGGCCCCACCACTGGACTGCGCCGCGAGGAGCGCGTGCGTCATCGGGCGGGACGGATCCTGATCGTCGTTACCGAAGGGATGGACGGTGATCGCCTCGTAGGCGCCCCACGGCTGGATGACGAGGGTCGTCTCGTCGCGGTAGAGCCAGAAGGGCTCGGGCGAGGTGAGGAGGTACTTGATGAGCACGCCCTTGCCGGCGACGAAGCCGTTGAGGAAGCGCCGCTGCTTCTGGCCACTGGTCGAGGGGACCGTGTAGGTGCGGGTGGTCGTGCCGCCCACCTGGTTGTGCTGCACGATCGTGGTGAGCGTGACCGGCGCCGTGGACTTGAGGGTCAGGTGCCCGTAGAGCGGGTAGAACCAGCCGGGCAGATTGTGGTTGGTCTCCTGCGTCTCCCAGCGCGTGAGCGCGAAGGGCTCCTCGTCGAAGATCGGCTCGGCCGAGTAGAGCCGCCCCGGGTTGGCGTCGGTCGGGAAGATGCGCCAGACGCGCCCGAGATACTGCTGGGAGAGGGCGAGCTGGACGACCTTGCGGCCGGAGGTATTGACGGTGAGGGTCTCGACCGCGGTGCCGTCGACCTCCACGCTGACGGACTTGTTCTGCCCGAAGGTGTCGCACTCGAAGAGGATGGCCTTCAGCCACTTGTCGGCGTGCGTGTTGAGGATCGAGAAGTTCTGGTTCCAGTTCGCCTGCTCGGAGGGTTCCGCCTGCAGCTGCCAGTGGTGCTTGTAGAGGAGGCCGGCGTTGTCGTCGATGGCCACGAAGCGGAAGACATGCCCGCGGCCCCAGGGGAGCGTGAGATGGACGACCTGGCGGCCGGAGGTCGTGATCGGCCAGTAGGTCAGCCCGCCGCCGAGCGCGTTGGTGAGCCGGACGTTGTCGACGTAGACCTCGATGCGCTTCTCCACTCCGCCCGTGTCGCAGTAGAGATCGAGCCCCGTGTAGTACTGGTCCCACCCGTTCTCGAAGTGCATGTCCCACTTGCTGATGCGCGGCGGCTCCTGGAGGTAGATCCAGTCGGCGCGGTAGAGGAGCCAGGGCGCGCAGCCGGCGGCATCGGGCCGGATGCGCACTAGGTTCGCGGGGACCGCCGGCCAGGAGAATTTGACCTTGTGGCGGTTGCTGCTCGTGACCGTGAAGGTGGCGACCGTGGAGCGCGCACCACCGAAATCCCGCTCGATGAAGATCGTCTTGGCGACCCCGCCGGTGTCGCAGTCGAGCGTGACGCCGGTGAGCCAGACCTCGTCGGGGCTGTTGCAGTCGTCCCAGTTGGTGACGCGCGTATTGGTGAGGTCGGGCTGGAGCGTGACCGCGTAGCCGAATTGATACAGGGTGGGCGTGGCGGTCGCGGAGGACCAACGCACCTCGCAGGCGATCGAGTGCGCCTTCTGCGGGCTGGCGCCGAAGGCATGGACGAGGAAGCGCTGGCGGCCGGCTCCGGCGGGCGCGATCGACTCGGCCACGTTCGTGTAGGTCTCCTCGTTGAGGAAGACCTGGAGCGTGAGCGTCACGCCGGCGGTGTCGGCATCGAGGAAGAGATCGCCGAAGAGCTTCTCCTCGCGCCGGGTGCCACTGGCCGAGCCCGTGCGGATGGTGCAGGCGATCGGCAGGGTGTCGTCGCTAAAACCGCTGAGCGTGTAGCTGGCGCCGGTCGAGAGGCCGCCGAGGAGGAGGATGTTTTCGTCCTCGCCCTGGACGACCGCGGGCGCGCGGCCGAAATTGTAGTGCCGCCAGAACTTCTGGAGGATGGAATAGACCAGGACCTGCCGCGCGCCGGCTGTGTCCTGGTACTGGAAATAGAGCGCGTTCTCCCAGACCGTGAGGCGCAGGGCGGAGACGGCCGTCTTGTCGATCGGCTGGTAGCCGTTGACGGCGGTGCCGTAGAAGAGCGGGTTGATCGCTTCAGAGAGCCACTGCTCGGGGCCGCCCTGGGTCGCGAAGACGCCGTCCTCGGCGACGAAGTAGATGAGGCCGCCGGGACCGGTGCAGAAGCTCCAGCGGCCGAGGAGCCCACGCGTGCAGAGGGTCGGGCTGGCCGTGACGCCCTGGCCGCCACTGAGATTCGGGTAGAGGAAGTAGAGCCGCGCCCGGCTGAAGACGAAGCCTTGGTGGCCGACGAGGCCGCCGTTCATCAGCTCCTCGGAGGGCGCGCAGACCTCGACGTTGCCGCTGCTCGACCAGTGGTCGGGCTGACCGGCGAGCGAGAAGTAGACGTACCCGGGCCGGTAGGGATCGCCGCAGCCGAAGAGCATGCCTTCGAGCGGCCCCCAGAGTGCGGGGAGCGGCTGCGCGAGGACGGTCGTGCCGTTGGCATCGACGGTGGGGGCGGGCTGGAAGTGATCGATCGGCAGGGTGCCGGAGGCCGCCGCGTTGATGTCGGTCATCGTGTCGGTGAAGACGCCGCCGTCGGCGGTGTTGACCCCGACGAAGTACCAGTCGTCGAAGAGCGAGCCACCGCGGCGATAGACGCGCTGACGGATGGCGGCATCACCGTAGGCCGGCGGGGTCACGACGAGGCCGCGGCGCAGGGCGTCGAGATAGGCCGTGGCGGCCTGCACGACCGAGCCATTACTCTCGGCGCCAGTGCGCGGGTCGTAATTGGTGACGCGGTAGTCGTACTGTTGGGCGCCGGGCTCGGCACTGTCGGGGCCCCGCCCGCCGGTGAGATAGAAATCACCGAAGCCGAAGGCGACCGAGAGATCGCTCGCCGTGATCGACGTCTTCACGTAGAGGACGATGCCGGTGACGGTCGACCAGTCGCGGTTGAGACTGTTGCCGATGCGCTCGAAGTCGCCCCGGCGGATGGGGATGCCGATCGAACTCATCTCCATCCAGTGATGCGCGGCGGCGGCGAGTTCGAGCGACATTTTCCGCTCGGGATCCTCGGCCGCGCGTGTCTTGGCCCAGCTCCCGCGCGCATCGTCAATCGCGCGGTCCTCCAGGTCCTGGTCCCGCATCGCATGGACGCGAGCCTCCTCGGCGGCCGTGATCTGGGTCGCGGTCCCTTGGATGTACTGCGCGAAGTCGTTTCGCCGGAGCGCCTTGACGTACGCGTCGCTGTTGCCGCCACCCGCGGACGAGCGGCCCGGGAGGACCGTGGCATCGAAGACCGAGGAGACGACGAGGTAGACCCGGATCTCCTGGATGAGATGCGGATGCGAGGTCTTGATCCAGAAGTGGATCAGATCGTCGTCGGTCGCCGGGATGTCGCCGGGTACACCGGTCATCGGCGAGAGCGTCGTGAGGTCGCGTGTGAGGCCGATGCCGATCCAGGAATCGTAGGGCTTGGTGATGGCACCCGGGACGGTCGTCGTGTACAGATCGGGCGTCGTGCCGCCGGGGACGGAGAACTCGTCGGCGACGGTCGGGACTCCGGAGGCGACCCCACCCTCGTCCTTACCGGCGACCTTCGTCCAGCTAGCGGCGGCGGTCGAGTCCGATGCGCTGCAGGTCGCGATCGAGCGGCGGAACTCGCGGTCGAGCGCCGTCGTCGGCGCCGAGGTCGGGATGGGCAAGCCGATCGGGACGGCGAGCCCGTCGGCGCGGACCTTCTGCATCTTGCTGCGGTCGCCGATGAACATCCACGGGTCGCTGCTCACGGTTGGGCGATGCGGGACCAGGGCGAGGGGGTCGCCGCTGTAGCCGGTCGAGACCGACGTGGTCGCGCCGGACGCCCCGCGGTGGACGGTGGTGCCGACACCCCAGAGGCGCGTCATCGTGCCGGCGCTCGGGCTCCGCAGCTTGCGAATGGAATGACAGGTCGTGCCGGCACCGTGCGTGGCGAGGCTCGTCTGGCCGGGGCGGGCGATCGCTTCGCCTTCGTTCTCGTGCCAGATGTTGGTGAGCCGGCTCCAGCCCTCCATCGCGTCGAGCGAATATTTGAGGTTGAGCGAGCCGGCGCCGAAGCGGAGGGCCTGGGTCTCGAAGGGGAGATCGAAGCCGGCACCGGTGACGTTGTTGCTGCGACGCGACTGCTGCTCAGCCATCGATGCGCTCCGTCATCGCGTCAGCTCCAGCCGCCGAGGATCAGGGTGGCGGCGGCCTGCGCCATCTCGTAGCGCCGGTCGCAGTAGCTGGCGCGCTCGGGATCGAGCAGGCGCCCGACCTTGCGGAGGAGCCAGCTGAGGGTGGCGTACTTGATGGCGGAGGTGAACTCCTCGGCGAGCGGGAGGTCGGCACCGGGCGCGATGGCCGTGACCACGGGTGGGACCGCGATGTAGAGGAGTTCGAGCGTGCCGGCCTCGGCGGGGGTGGGCACCAGGCGCAGGGTCAAGGTCGTGCGATCGAGATCGGCGTAGGCGAGCGGCCGACCGGGCGTCGCCTCCCAGCCCGGGAGCGCGAGGTCGCCCTCGAAGCTGTCGGCGGGGCCGAGCGGCAGGCGGAGATTGGCGGTGGTGCGCCAGACAAGCGAGCCGGTCGCGAGCCAGTCGGCCGGGAGGCTGATGCTCGTGGCGAACGCGGCGACGGCGATCTCGGTGCGCGTGACGACGAGATGGACATCGTGCGCGAGGCCGCGGATGGCGCTATTGACGGCTTCGAGGACCTCGTCGCGGGTCCAGATGAGCGACGGCCAGGTGTCGCCGCCGTCGGAGGGCTCGATCAGCACGAGCTGCAGTTCGCTGAGGAGATCGCGATCGATCATCGATCCTTCCTCGGCCGCAGGAGCAGCAGGACGAGACGGACCCACCACAGCATCAGTCACTCACCGCCTGCGGCATCGACATCGGCGGATCCGGGCGGCCGTCGTAGTCGAGATCGGGAATCTCCTGGAAGCGCAGCGCCTCGGCGGCGCGGCGACGGACGAGGCCCGGCATGATCGTGCCGCGCGCGCGCGTCCAGCGGTGGAACTCAAGGGCCGCCCCGGCGTAGTCACCCGCGTTCAGCTTCTTGAGGAGCGTCGACTGAGAGAGACTGCCGACCCCGCAGTTGAAGGCGAAGGAGACGAGCGCCTCGTACTGCCCGCCGGTCAGCGGCACGCGGACCAGCCGCACGACTTGGTCGCCCACGTGCGCCAGATCCTCGACGAGCGCGGCATCACAGTCGGTCTGTGTCCAGCGGGCGCTCGGATCGACACTCCGGCCGTGCGCGTTCGTGTGTCCCCAGCCGATTGTGAGCACGCCGCCCGGACAGACATAGGGAATGAAGACCTCGCCATCGCGCTGATGGCAGCCCTCGAACGCCTGGATGAGCGCGACGCCCTCGGGGCTGAGTCCCCGCATGGCCATCGCCTAGCCCTCCTCGGTCGCGTGGCTACTGAACTCGGAGGCGAGCCCGCCGAGCTGACTGGGCACCCCGGTCGTGGGATCGAGGTCGCGCCGGCGATCGAGTCCCGCCCAGCGGCGGTACGCCTGGTGCTGCTTGAGGAGACTGTTCTCGTCCGCGGCGGCGCGCAGGAACGCATCGAAGTAGGGGCGCGTCGCCCGCCAGCGCGCGCCCGCTTCCTTGAAGGCCGCGACGTGGAGCGCCATGTCGGCGATGACGTCGACGATCTCTTCGCCGAGATTGACCGCGTCGGTCGGGAGGACGAGGACCGGCGTCTTGAGGACTCCGTCGAGGAGGAGCGCGCTCGTGACCGCGGTCGGCGTCGTGGGCCAGATGGCGAGACGGGTGAGAGAGACCGGCGCCCAGAGCGTCGGGACAGTCGGGACGCCGCTCCCGGTCGCGGTGGTCTGGAGACGCCAGGCCGGCTGCGCGAGATCGAGTTCGGGAAGAGATGTCGGGATGAGCGGCAGCCCAGCGGCGGTCGTGACGCGCATCGCGTAGGTGAGCACACCGGGGAGCGCGATCTCCGGATTGGCGGCGAGGGTCGAGAGCGAGACGCGCGTGCGCCAGCGGCCGGTGAGGAGATTCCAGTCGCGGAGCGCCTCGTTCAAGGCGAGGCGCGCCTCCTCGGCGGTCCAGAAGACGACCTGATCCCAGCGCTGGGCCATGACCGCCTGGAGCGTGGCGAGGGTACTCGTGCTATACGGCATCGGAAGATCGCAGAGCTGTTGGAGGTGAGTCTGCGACGTGAGCGGTTCGGGAGGCAAGCCCCCCTTAGCCGGGTGGGAACGGTCCCGGACAAGCGCTCGTGCGCGGGGGATGCAGGCCGGGCGGGACGGGCGTGGTCGGGACGCGCAGGACTTCGATGAGGAGCTGCGTGACGATGGCCAGACCCGGCGCGCCCGAGCGGTCGCGGACGACTTCGATCAGGGCCTGCGTGACATTGACGGCCGAGGGGATCTGCTGGTGCGCGATCTCGGCGACGAGCTGCGTGGAGGCGGCGGAGGAGGGATCGAGGCGCGCGAGTTCGGCGGCGAGCTGCGTCACGTCGAGTTCCCCGGCCACGGGCAGCAGGAGGATCTCGATCGGCAGCTGGGAGAGCTGGCCGGCGGTGATGGGTTCCGGCGTCGAGGAGCGCAGCGCCTCGATCGGCAGCTGCGAGAGCTGCGCCGGGACGGGCGCGCTGGAGAGGACGAGCGCCTCGATCGGCAGCTGCGAGAGCTGGTTCGACACGGCCGCCTACGCGGTGACTTTCATCCCCACTTCGAGCGCGGCGATGGCGGCGCTCGTCCAGGCCGTCCCGGTCGCCGGATTGGTCTCGCGAATCGCCGGGAAGTAGGCGAAGGTCGTGAGCGGCGCGATGCTCGCCCCGTCGTAGTCGGCGCCGCCCGTGCGGACGACCGGGCAGACGGTCCGCGCGGCCGCATCGGACTTGGCGACGTAGAGATTGGTCTGCAGCCCGAGGATCGTGCCGGTGAGCGTGAGCGAGGGGTAGTTGTAGGTGTCCTTCAGGCCGACGGTGGGACTGCTGTTGTAGTCGGTCGTGTTCGGCGGGTTCTCGTCGACATTGGCCCCGTGGTCCGTGCCGGTCGAGGGCGTCAGGCCGGCGTTACTGCCGGCGGCCACGGCGTCGGTCTGCGGCAGGAGCGTCTCGATCTTGCAGACACCGAGGAGATCGTTGTTGGTCGTGCCGGCCGTATCGGCGATGTAGAGGTCATCGACGACGGGGCCGCTCGCGCCGTCCTGACCGCGCAGCTCGATCGTGTCCCACTGGCCGGCGGTGCCGGCGTTGCGCGTGTCGACGCCGCTGGCCGTGAGTTCGGTGATGCCGTCGATCCGCACGGTATAGGCCCCCGCCGTGTCGTGGATGGTGGTCTTGAGTTCGAGGTAGTACCAGGAGTTCGCGGCGAGCACGGTCGTCCCGGTCGCGAGGATGGTGCCGCCACTGCCCCGGCGGACGAGCAGATGGCCGCTGGCATCGATCTCCAGCACGATGTGGATCGTGGTCGTGCCGCCCTCGTTGACGCGGAGGATCTCCTTGGAGGCGAGTGAGGGCTGGCGATAGGCGAGCCCCACGAGGCACGTCGTCGTGCCCGGCGTGAGCGTCTTGCGCACCCAGGCCCCGCCACCGAAGAAACTATCGGCCAGCATGAGCGCGCCGGTTCCGGTCCGCACGGGCGAGGACACGAGCGAGGGGCGGCTGGAGACGGCCGTCCACTTGCTCCCATGCAGCGTGAGATCGGTGCCACTGTGATCGAAACCGTCGATGAAGAGGAGCGCCATCAGGCTGACCGCTTGATGCCCGCCTGCAGGGCGTTGAGGTTGACGTCGGTGAGCGGATCGCCGTTCGGCATCTTCACGAAGCAGTCGCGGTTGCGGTAGAAGTAGGTCGGCGAGATGAGCTGCGAGACCAGCTCGGTCGTCACTCCGGCGTGGCGCAGGAGCGGCGTGAGGGTCGCGAAGCCTTCCTCGGTGCGCCGCGCGTTGATGAGGAGCTGCGCGCCGATGATGCCGTTGTTCGTGTTGACGTCTTCCATCGCATAGAGGTCAGAGAGGCCGGCGGTGGCGGCGATGACCTTGGTGGTCTCGTCGTCGGGGACGAGGTCTTTGACCGCCCCCCAGTTGGTGGCGGCGCCGGTGGGGGTCCACTGGGTCGAGGCGCCCACGCCGTTCGGGCGGATGACGTCGATCTGGATATCGCCGAGGGGGGCATTGTGGGGGGCGGCACCCGAGCCGTCGAGGACGTAGAAGTCGTCCATCGTGCCGGCGGCGTTCGGCGTGATGTCGACGTGGCTCCAGAAGAAGGTCGAGGCCGGACCCGTGCCGGCGATGCTCGCGCCGACGGCGCTATTGAGGACGACCGTGCCATCGACCAGGACGCGGGCGGAGGTGAGCGAATAGGTCGGCGTGCCCGTCGCGGTGATCGTCAGGTCGACCTCGATGTAGTGCCACTGGTTGGTGCGCCACACATCGGAGGCCGAGGTGATCGTGGGCCCTCCATTGGTCTGCACGCTCCAGCCGCCGTTGTTGGTCGTCCAGACGCTGCACACCGTGTTCGTGTAGTCGTAGACGGTATAGACGGTGTTGAACGTGATCGTGAACTTGTAGGCGGCGCCGAGGATGAGGCGTGCGGAACCGGGCGTGAGGGCTAGGCGGCACCCGCCGGTCAGGCCGCGGCCACTGCCGTGACGCCCCGCGGTGACGATCGAGCCGCCACCGCTGAAGTACTTGTCGCTCAGGTCGGCGGTCGCGTAGTGGTCGAAGCTGTCGAGGAAGAGGAGCGCCATCGATCGCTCCCAGTCTAGGTCCAGCTCGCGTCGGTGTCCGGGTCGAAGAACCCCGGCACGCAGGCCCCGCCCGGCGTGACCGGATCGATCGGAAAGGTGCTGGCGCAGACGTTCATCAGAAGGGCACTCCAAGGATGGCGAGGGTGGAGCCGGCGCCGACCGCATAGACATCCGAGAGCTTCACGGGCCCGGTGTCAAAGGGCCCGAGGGCAGTCGGCATCGGCGCGGTGGTGGCGACCTTCACGCCGGTCGTGGTCGAGACGGTCGTGTCGGCGCCGAGATAGCCGTCCGCCCCGCTCGTCGAGAAGAGGAGCTGGCGGAACGGGATGTTCTTCGACTCGTCGATCGCCCCGCCGCCGAAGACGGCACTGAGGCGCGTGGGCGTCGAGGCGAGCGCGAGCGAGTAGCTGCGCAGACCCATCGCCGATTACGCCTGATCGATCGTGCCCGGGCGCCGGTCCTGCAGCGTGGGCGGTTCGGGCGGGGCGGCCGCCGGCTCGAAGCGGTTCGGCTGGAGCGGGAGGCCACTGACCGAGTTCGGGTCTTCCTCCCCGCCCATGGTCGGCACCGGCGGATTGGTCCAGAGCGTCGACAGGGCATCGGTGCCGCCGGTGTCGACCTGGGGGTCGGTGCCGCTGCTGGTGACGCTGGTGCCGCCGAGATCGGTCGACATCGGCATCCCGGGGTCGGTCCAGAAGGTCTTGAGGTCAGCCATGATGGAGACTCCTTGGTAGAGCCAGGAGGCGTAGAGCCCCACGTTACCAAACATCGGCGGTGGTCGCATCGGTCCTGCGCGGGTCGCCCGTCGCGAGCCCGCAGTCGGCCAGCAGCCAGCTGTCCCAGAGGTCGTCAGGATACTGCTCGTCGTCACGGAGCGAGAGCATCTGGATGCCGTGGGTGAACTCGGCGACCTTGGCCTGCGCGAGCCCCGCGTTGAAGTACGGGTTCGGCTTGTCACCGGTGCCCGGCCAGAGCGCCGCCTGTGCGAGCGCTCCGGCGACGAGGACCTCGGCCCCATCGGCGAGGACGCCGGTGAAGACATCGGTGTCGGTGAGCCGGCTCCGCTGCCGATAGTACACCGCCGTGAGGGTCGAGGCCCCGCCCCAGGGATAGTAGCGGTAGCGCGTCCGGCCGAGCGTCGCGGCATCGGGTGAGGGCGTGGCGGCCACGAGGGCGGTGACCTCGCCGGTGGTGGTGAGCGCCGGGTCGACCACGGCGAGCTGGTCGAGCGAGTACCAGAACGGGATGCGGCGCTCGTGCGCCTTGTCGACGACGACCTTGAAGCTGGCGAAGTCGGCGGGGAGCACGGCGTACTGATCGGAGGCGGTCGCGGTGAGGGTTAGCTCGCCGCGCAGGAAGCCCCAGCGGCGCGCGGCGAGGAGCTGCTTCCAGGCGGTCTGGACCCACTCGCGCGCGAGGAAGGTCGGGGCGGACGGGCAGTAGAGCCGCACCGTCCGCCAGCAGTAGCCGAAGTCCTCCGCCATGGGGTCCTGCTCGGACTGGTCTCGCGACTGGCCGCTATTGGCCGATCACCTCGAACTGCGCCGAATAGCCCGAGAGATCGGTCCCGGCCGTGACCTCGGTCCCCGGCGCCGAGAACCACTGCACCTTCTGCGTCGCGGGGTTCCAAGCGATGACGCGCGTATTCGCGCCGGCCGCATCGAGGGCCGGGGTGAAGCTGGCCGTGACGATCGTGCCCAGGCCGAAGGCGCCTGGGGTGGCCGGCTCCCCGCCGGTCGCGTAGCTGGTGGGTCCGGTCCAGCGCGCCACGCGGCGGAGGAAGCTGCCGGAGCTGTCGAAGTAATTGCCGACACGCCGATCGACTGGCATGACCCCTCCTCCTACGGCGTCTCGGGCACGTCGAGATCGACGAGCACCCGCGCCTCGCTCGCCAGTTTGGCGAGCGGGCTACTGACCTGCCCGAAGGGCACATTGGTCGGCGCCGTGCCGGAGGCGACGCGGGCGCCCTTGCCGGCCGTGGCCGCAGAGCCGATGATCGAATCGCCAATGGCGGCGGCGGTGGCGTCGGCGTCGACCAGCTTCATGTAGCCGCGCCCGTCGAACTGCACGCAGCAGTAGTTGCCCTTGTCGACCAGGCAGTTGAAGATGCCCGCCGGGACGTTGAGGTTGGTGTTCACGGTGGTGACGAGGTAGGTCGTCTTGTCGGCCCAGTAGGCGGTGGCGCCCGGGTAGGGCCCGACCGTCATGGTGGAGTCGGTCCTGACCAGCTGGTAGCGCTTGGCCGTGCCGGGCGTGGCGCCCGCTTGTTTGCCGGTCGGGTTGATGACCGTGAAGCGCGAGCCCAGGAGGCCGGGCGCGTAGAGAGTCGGGGTGTTCTCCTTTTCGGGATCGCCGCTCTGGAGGTAGATCGCGTTCTGCTCAAAGACATTCGGCATGATCGGCCTCCTAGCTCCCGATGCCCGAGAGATAGCGCGAGAGGCGGAGCGCCTTCACGGTGAGATTGCCGGCGAAGAGGATCTGGCCGGCGACCTGGTTGTCCTGGCGACTCCCTTTGAAGCCGGTGAAGCCGAAGGCGAACTTGCGGCTCTGCGCGATGTAGAGGCGGATGTAGGCGTCGTCACCGGGCGGGCCGAAGTTGAGCCACCAGAAGGTTTCGTTCGGCGAGAAGTAGTTGCCGAGATCCTCGTCGTTCACTCCGTCGGCGCCCGGACAGTACTGCGACATGGTGATGGTCGCCTTGTCGAATTTCATGCCGGGCCAGTTGATCTCGGGCTGAGTCGTGTCGACGATCTGGTGCGGCAGGAAGTTCTCGGCGATGAAGCCCATGCAGCGGTTGGTCGTGATGCCGATGGTCGGGGCCTCGTTGCCGATGATGCAGCTGAAGTAGCTGTGGCGCAGGACCCGGTACGAGATCGGCTGCCCGGCGAGGTTGCCGGCGATGAGGCCGGTCGGGGGCGTGAGCGCGGGGACGACATCGGCGCGCGTCTGGCCGCCGTAGGAGGGGAAGACCAAGTTGGTCCAGGAGGGGTCGGTGCCGTTGTTGAACGCCTCTTCGAGCCCGTTGATCTCGGCCGAGCGGTCGTCGCCGGGGATGGCCTGCCCGTGATGGAAGGCCGCGATCTCCAGGATGGCGGACATCGTCAGGGACGCCTGGTTCATGTCGGTGCGGATGACGGAGAAGGCGGCGCGGGGACCGGCCATCTCGACTTCGAGGTCTTCGAGGAACTCGGTCACGCCGACCTGGTAGTAGCGCGGCCCGAAGAGCAGGCCCGTGCGGGTCTGCCGCCGCGTGATGTCGAAGGAGCTGCCCTTGCGGTAGGCGCCCCCCTTCATCGGCTTGTACATGAAGTTTTCTTGGATCTGGGGCCCAATCCACTTCCGGTTGAAGCGGTTCTTCGCCATCGCGATGAAGGGGCCCGCCTTGAAGTAGCCGTCCACCACGCCCGGTTCAATTTCCTTGGTGACCGTCGTGTTGACGTCATCGAGCTGAATGGCCACAGCGACCTCCTCGAAGGGCTGGGGGGCTCAGAGCGAAGCGCTACGAACCCCGCGCGGCCTGCAGACGCTCGTACTCGGCGACGGCCGTGTCGAGCGTGTGCGAGGCGGATCCGTCTTTGGTCGAGAGGACATCGAGCGGCGAGGACTCCTGGCGCAGCGGGAACGGGTGTGTGGAGGTGGTCGCCTTGAGCCGTTCCTGCAGACGCTTCTCGACCTCGTCGTTGATGCGCTTGTCCTCGGCTTCCTTGTGCTTGGCGGTGACGCGCTCGCCGAACTTCTCGTCGTAGGCGTCCTGGAGCGAGAAGATGCGCCCGGGCTGTCCGGCGATCGGACGTCCGAGCTTCGGGTTGGCGGTCACCTCGTTCATGTCGAGCGGCTCGCCAAACAGGTGCTGATGGCGTGCGCCCTGCGTCATCATGAAGCTCGTGATCGCGATGACGTCGCGGCCCGCTTCGTTCACCGCCTCGTCGGCGATGCGCCGGATGTCGTCGCGGGAGAGGACGCCCGAGGCGGCGGCGTGGCCGGCTGCGGCGGCGGAACCGGTCTGGCCCTGGCCGTTCGTGCCCTGGGGGGTGGTGCTCGTCGCGGCGGCGTCCAGCTGCTTGGCGCGGTCGAGCGCCGCCTGATTGTCGACGTACCACCCATTGAGGCGGGTGTAGTACTCGGTGAGCGCCTGCTCCTTCTCTCTGAGCTGCTCCCGGGCCTGGTCCATCGAGCGGCTGTAATCGCTGCGGGCCAGCGCGCCATCCCCGACGAGGGTGACCGCCTCCTTCGCTTCCGCCGCATTGAAGATCGCTTCGGCCTGTGCGCGCGACTCCGCGGGGAGCTTGGCGAGCACGCCAGCCATGAAGGTTTGTCCGGATTCAAAGGCGCCCATGGGTGACCTCCTGAGACGCGCCGGGCGAGCCGCCAGAAGGACCCTCCGCCGGAGCGGGCAAGACCCGAGGCGACCTCCGCCGGTCTACGCTGGAACTGCGGATCATCGGCGTCAGATGGCGCCGGGGCCGGCGATGCCCCGGTCGATCCCGCCGCCCGGGAACGCCGGCCCGCTGGCGGTGGGGGCGACGGGACCCGCCCCGGCGCTCATGAGCCCCGCGAGATACTGCTGGATCATGTCCTTGATGAGGGCGAGCTGCGGCTGCTTGTCGGGCGTGGCCTGAGCCCAGGCGTCGAGCACCTGCGAGACGGTCTGGGCCGACTGCGTGATGCCGGTCAGCATCTCGGGCGGCATCTGGCCCGCCGGGATCGTGCCGGGGCCGCCGGGGACCAGGCCGCGCATCGAGAAGGGCCCGCCCGCGCCGGGAGCTGGGCCGCCGCCCATCGGGGTGGGCGAGGGCGGGGGCTGATCGAGCGCAGAGGCGCCGGGGCTCGGGCCGAGGCCGGGAACGGGACCACCAGGAAACATCGGGCGGATCCTCTCTTCCTCTCTTCCGCTCTCCTCTTGATCTCGCGCTCAGCGACCAGGCGCCCCGAGGGGCCGCGGGCCCGCGAGACGGAGGGCCTTCTGCGCAGGTGCGGACTTGCCGGGCTTGCGCGCGCGGCCCTTGGTGCCGACTTCCTTCGCGCCACTGACGGCACCGCCATCGGCACTGCCGATGGCACCGCCGACGAAGGGCGGGGCCTGTTTGCCAGGAGGAAAGGCCATGACCGTCTCCTTTACGTCCAGACCAGCCGACAGCCGGTGACGGCTCCGCTACACGTCAGTACGAACGTGGTCGTCGGCGAGTTCAACGCGATACTCGTCGGGTCGGTCTTGTGCAGCACGACGCCGGTGTCCGTGGTGATGCCCTTCAACGTGATCGTCTGCACGTTCCCTGCGGGCGGAATGATGGTGCAGGCGACCGGCGTCGAGCCGCCGGCCGGCGGGGTGATGGTGGTGTCTCCCGAGGCGAGCGTGACCAGGTCGACCTTGCCTGGGCTCGCCAGATTGTCCGCCGCATTCGCATTGACGGTCGCGGCGACATCGCCCTGGAGAGCAATCGTGGTGGATCGAACCGCACGCACCGCCATCAGTCCCCTCAGCGCTTGCCGAGCGGCTTGGCGCCGCGCAGCGACGTGCCGGCGGCGGCCGCCTTCTGGAAGCGCGCCTTGCCGTATTTCTTGCGGCCGATGGCCGCGGCGACCGCACCGGGATTGCGCACGCCGCCGCGGCGGGCGACCGCGGCTTTGACCTTCGCGAATCCTTGATAGGCCATCAGCGCTTGCTCATCGGCCGGCTCGTCGACTTGCCGTGCCACTTCGAGGAGCCGGGCTTGCCCTTGTTGATCGAGGCGTAGAAGACGCGCGTGCCCTTCTCGGGTCCGTACTGCCCCCGCATCGAGGAGAGGACCTTCTGTCCCGAGGAGGTGAGCGGCATGGGAAGTTAGCGTCCGGGGAGATCCCCGAGGCGTCAAGACCCCCTTTCTCGCGCTAGGGCTCCGCGTCGGGGGTGCGCGGGATGGACGGACCGGTGGTCTCGAAGGGACGCGGCGCGTCGCGGCGCGGGACGGTGAAGTAGAAGTTCAGCGGTTTGGCGAGCTGGCCGATGGCGTAGCCGGTGACGGTGCCGACGAAGGTCGCCGTGGTGGGATCGGTGAGCCGGACCACACCAGTCAAGGCGAGGTAGACAATGCCGAAGAAGCCGACGACGAGCAGCACCGTGACGATGTGCGCGGTGAGGTCTTTCCAGCGCGCCAGGTGTTCCTCGGTCGTCAGCTCCGCCACGGCTGTGGCCTCCCAGGTACGTCTGGGTGCGTCAACTACGTCACTTCTTACTCTCAGTGATCGTGGAGCGTCCATCGCTCTTCTCTTCCTGCTGCGGAGGCGCCTGCCCGGTCGCCTTCCGCCCGGCGGGCGAGACGGTCTGGCCGATGCCGAGGAGCGACTGCGCCTGGAGCCGCTCGGTCACGGTGACCGGGACGCGGATCTCCATGAGCTGCCCGCTGCCGGCGTCGAGCGTGAAGGTGCGGCTCGTCGTCGGGTCGGTGTACTGCGGGAGCGGCATCGCGCCACTGGCCATCGCGCCCAGGCCATTGGGGATCTGCGCCACCTGCGAGAGCATGCCTTCGACGACCCCGGCCGGCGGGGCGGCGAGCGGGGGGAGCGGGATGGCCGGCGGGGCGCCGACGTTGGGCGTTTCCAGCGTCTCGTGCAGGCTCCAGAAGTCGTAGTAGCCCATGCGGGCGAGCTGCACGCGCATCATCTTGCGCTCCTGCGCGTCCATGGCGAGGACGGAGTTCGGCGCGACGACGAAGATGAACTGCTTATGGAAGTACTGCGCGCGCTGGTCGCGGGTGGTCAGCTGGGCGTCGAGTTCGGGCGTGTAGCCGGGCTGACCCGGGGCGAGCGCCGGCACGAACATGTCGGGGTCGAAGTCGAAGTCGTTGAGCATCTGGCCGCCGGTGCCGAGGATCTGCACGCGCTTGGATTCGGAGAGGAACTGGAAGTAGTTGATCTTCACCATCTCACTGAAGTCGCGGAGGAAGGCTTCGACCTGCCGCGCCTCCTGGCGGATCTCGGGCGTGAGCGCCTCGTAGTACTTCTGGATCGTGTCGGCACTGGGCATCTGCCGCAGCTGCAGGAGCGCCGAGAGATTCGCGGTGCCACTGAGGTCCGCGAACTTCTGCGTCAGGCGCTCCCAGAGTTCGATGCCGAGCTGGAGGATTGAAGGGTTCGGTCCCTCCTCTTTCTTCCACGGGTCGCCGAAGCCGGGCATCACCTTGACCCGCTTGCCGGGGCGGCGCGGGTCCATCAGCTTCATCGTGGCTTCACTGACGGCGTTCCGGTTGTAGGTGATGTCGGGGTTGGTCCACTGGCGCATGCCGAGCCGGACGTCGTGGACGGTGTCGTTGATGGCGTCCTGGAGCGGCAGGAGATCGTTGAAGAGCGGGATGCCGAGGAACTGCCAAGGGACGCTCCAGAGCTTGAGGCGGCAGAAGGGGAACATCCCGTGCCAGTAGGTGTTGGGGCCGTCGTAGATGAGCGCGTCCTCGGTGGCCACGAGCAGGCGCCCGCGCGGATAGAGGGGCTGGTTCGGGGCGACGACGTAGGCCCAGTTGGTGCCGGGTGTGCCCATCGGGATCGGCTGCGTCGTGAGATTGCGCGTGCGATCGCGGAAGTAGGCCCGGTAGAGGACGAGGGCGCCCGCGCGGGCGCGACGCGTGGTGGCGGCCGTGCCCGGCCACGCGATCGTGTCGAGCGGATCGGCCGGCGAGATGAGGCGACTGAGACCCGTGCGGAAGCGGCCCATCACCTGGCCGAGGAGCGTGTCGGAAGAGGCGCGGAACAGATGCGCCCTGGTCGGATACATCCCCTTGAGGACGTTGACCGTGTGCTCCTCGCGGAAGCAGACGCCCTCCCAGAGCTGGGCGCTGCGGCCGAAGGAGGGGCGGAGCGGGAGCGTGTCGCGGGGGTCGCGCGCGGTCAGCTGGTGCGCGCCACCCAGGGGGACGTGCGGATCCCAGTCGACGACGAGATCGCCGGTGCCACCGGCGAGGGAGTACTTGACGCAGTCGCCGAGGTCGAGGTCCATCATGGTCGTGACCCACTCGGCCATGAGGTACATGTTCAGCATGTTGGCCTGGACCTGGTACTCGGGATTGGTCTTCCAGCCGGCCACGGGCTTGAGGTCGGTGATGGCCGAGACGTGCGCCTGCATCGCCTTGCGCGTCTCGTTGATGGTGACCTGCGGGAGGTACTTGAGCCGGCACTGCTCGGGGCTGAGCTGCTGGCCGACGATGTAGTCCTGGGCGCGGCCGATGAGATCGTAGGAAGGGTCGCTGCGGTTGATGAGGTCGCCCTCCTGGACCCACTCGCGCAGCCAGCCGAGGACGCGCGGGTCGCCGCGGGTGAGCGAGTCGACCGAGGTCGGCGGAAGGTCGAGGACGCCAGAGGGCGAGAAGTCAGCCACGGGTGCTGGGTCCTCCACGCGAGCTGCTGCTGGTGGTCGGAGGAGCCGCAGGGGTTGGCTTCGCCGGCTCGGGCGCCGGTGGCTCGGGCGTGACGTCCCGGACGACCAGGCGCGGGCTCCCGCCGGCTCCGCGCTCGTCGACCAGTGTGGTCTGCTGGATCGTGCTCATCGAGGTGATCAGCTCCTCGACGACCGCGACGAGGTCCTCGTCGGGCACTTTGGCGAGGATCTCCGGGTAGCGCTGCTTGAGGAGGAGATAGACGCGGGCGCCGATCTTGAAGGAGGTGATCCACTGCATAGCCCGACTCCTGACACCTTTATTCCTTCTCCTTGGTACGCAAAGCGTCGAGCGCACAGGGGCTGGCATCCGACACACCCGGCCCGTAGGCGACGTCCGGTTCCTCGGCTGCGCGGCGGAGCGTCGGGGCGAACTTCTTGACCGCCTCGCGGGTGGGCTGCTCGCCGCCCCGCCAGTCGGGATGGAGCGTGTGGACGTCGCGGTTGCTGCGGTTCTGCGAGTAGCGCCGCCAGATGATCGGCTGCCCCTCGCCGTTGCGGGCATCCTTCAGCGACTGCTCCTCGACCTGCCGGAGCTTGTGGAGCGAATCGATCGTCACGCGCTCGTTGCGGCCGTCGTAGGTCTCGAACTCCTGGAAGGGCTCGTAGGCATCCATGCGACCGACCTGCGGAATCCACTGGGTGGGTGTGCCGCAGTGCTCGGGCGCGCCGCGCATCGCCCCGATGGCGATCGGGACGTTGATGTCGACCAGCACCTGGCCGCAGACCGCACACCAGAAATCATGCAGCGCCATCGACCATCTCCTCAGCGCGCGGGATGATGTGGTAGCCGAGCGTGTCGAGGTCGGGAGGGATCTCGCCGACGCTCTGCCCGGCCACGGTGAGGCATAGATAGCTGACAATCCGCCCACGCCCGTCTCTCATCGGCGAGAGACACGCGATGAGATCGAGGTTGATCCACTTGCCGTCGCGTCCGGGGACAAAGTAGTGCGGCATCTCGTCTCGGCCTCCTCAGCCCTCCGCAAGCCCGCGAATCGTCGCGAGCATCTCGACGCGGCGCGGAGCGCGCGCAACTCTTCGGGCGAGGCACCGGAGCTTGTAGGCTTCGATCGTCTCGTAGAGATCGCGCCAATCCTCTGCGCTGGTGGGCTCCGCCTCTAGACGCTGCAGCTCGTGCAGGAGTTCGCGCTCCCTCATCGTCAGCCTCCGTGGTGGAAGATCTCGTCGCGGATGCGATCGACCACCGCTTTGATCGTCTGCTCGATCGTCTGCCCGCGCTTCGCGGCGCGGTGGCGGAGTTCCTCCAGCTGACCGGGCGTGAAGTCCAGATGGATGTCGCCAATGGCGATCGAGGCGAGCCGCTCGACCGCGGAGACGAAGCTCGTGGCGACCTGGGTCGAGCCGACACCCGTGGTCTGTTCCAGCCGCGCGCACTCGGCGGGGGTGAGCGTGAGGGCGCCACTGACGATCGGCTCGTACTCCTTCTGGAAGCGCGCCTCGGGGAGGAGGTCGAGCGTGAGCGATTCACGACTGATGCGCACGTCGCCCGGGCGGGCATCGACCGTGCGGCCGTCGGCAAGGGTGAGCGACTCGGCGCGCGTGAGGCGCTGCGCTGTGAGGCCCGGCTGCCGGCGGCGCACGAGGATGCGCGCGGGGGCTCGCTCGGGCGCGGGGCGCTCAGGCGCGGCTGCGGTCGTCGAAGTAGAGCCCAGCGGGCTCGTCGCTGAGGCTGAAGACGTCGTCGGCAACGGACTCATGCGGATCGGCCTCCAGGTCGTCCGCCTCCTCGACGGTGGCGGGTGAGTTGCGGTAGTCGGGACGCGGCGCCTCGGTGGTGCGGTGGAGCTGGTCGAGCGCGCTCTTCCTCCGGCGCCGCTCGGCGATGGGCTCGACCTCGCCGCCGCTCATGCGCCAGGCGACGTAGAAGCCGATGGCACTGGCCATCACGCAGTCGTCGTGCTGGCCGCGGGCGGCTTCGGCCTCACCGATGGTCGAGGGCGTGATGAAGTGGCGCAGCTCGCCGCGGGTCAGCGGGGAGTTGAGAATGAAGTCGGGGAGGTGGCTGACCGGGTCGAAGCTCGTGATGGCGCCGTAGTAGCTGGCCAGGAGGAGCGGCCGGGTGCGCGAGGAGGTGTACCAGCCGATCTTCGTCGAGTAGCGCCGCTCGGGCGTGGCCGCGTCGGCGTACTCCCAGACGTAGAAGTGGCTGTACCCGAGGTGGAGCTGGAGCGTGTCCTGCGTCGCCAGGCCGTGGTTGTTCGTCTCGATGGCGGCCATGGCTTCCACCTGGTCCTCGTCGCGGTAGTAGCGGCCGATGGCGTCGCAGACGAAGGCGAGCGCCTTGGGGTCGAGCGTGTTGGTGCAGTACTGCGCGACCTGCTCGGCGGGGTCCTCGATCGTCGGCTGGCGGATGACGTCGATGATCGAGTAGTCCTGGCCGAGGCCGTCACTGACATCGACCGCCATGATGTAGCGGCGCGGGCCGCGGAGGCGCGGGTACTCCCAGATGGCGAGGACCGAGCCGCGCAGGTTCGGGAGCGCGGCGAGTTCACTGGCGGGCAGACGCCGGAAGCCGTAGCCGGGCGGGACCGGATGGAGATCGGC